CATCATGAGATATCGCTTCATTGACAATCTCATCAATTGCCATATCCAATTCTGGGTGATTGGACATTTCACGATAACGTGTGATTAGTTCTATCTCATTACGCACTGAACCTTCTAAGTCAACATAGGTTCCGTAATAAGCATTCTGTGTAACTGTAACTGCACCATCGTCAATTGAGGCAGAAGGTAAGGCAAAAGATGCCTGTTCAGGTTTCTCTACCTGAACGACATCCTTTGAGCCTAACGTAAAGCCGAATAATTTAATTGCCATTAATCTTTCATCCTATAGATAAAAGTAGGGAGAATCCCCTACTCTTAGATCACGCCGTCTGCTATTGATTCCCACCACTGGTAAGACATAGTAATAGAAAATTCTTCAATCGCATCATTTGAACCCCAATCAACATCGATTGGAGACACATCGGTTGGGAATAAACCAACAAATTTATATTTCTTTAATGTGTCTCCTTTTTTGCCATACTGAACAACATCACCATCCACTGAATAACCTAGTGGCGTACCCGCAACCGGATTACGAATGTTTAGATTGTGACTATTGATACCGTTCATCCAACGTTCAAATGCGTTGCGAATTATAAAATCTTCATCGTTGATGATTGTGATTGTCCAATCTCCAAATGAACGATTTCCCACAAACTTTAATTCACGGCCAAAGTATGAAACGGGCACAGTACCAAGTGTCGAACCTGGCAGTTGTGCTGTCTTACACATGAACGTCATTTTAGTTTGTGCGTTTCCTGGTATTGAGAACGCAGGAAACGGCAAACTTACCTCAAATAGATTTGGGCGGGCACCGTCACCTTGTAATTGTGAACGGAACTGATTTACATTAAATGCCATTTATTTTCTCCTGTTTCTCTCTATTTAGAACGTGCCGACAACTTCACTGAACTGTACGCCTGTGCGAACGGCAACAAAGTTCAATTGAATGAAGTTGATCGAACGTGCTGGTTTAATATAAATGTCACCAATAAACTGATTCGAATCAATAACTTGTGAAGTGTTATTTGTCTCATCGCAGACCACACGGAAGTCAGTGATACCACGGCGACCTTGTACCTCACGCAAGAATGGTTCTACGATTGCTACAAACTGGGCACGAGTAAATTGGTCATTGAATTCAAACAATGAGAAACGTGCGGCACGTGCAATTGATTTTTCAAGTACAATGAATAAACGGCGAACATTGATACGGTCAAACGCCGAAGGTCTATTCAACAATGTTTTATCACCAAACAGAACTGTGCCTTCGCCTGGGAAAGAAACAACTGGATTGATACCCGCAAGATACAGGTTATCACGTTCAGTCTTAGTTGGATTCCAAGCAAGTTTAACTACGTTCTTAATTACACCACGATTCAAACCGCCTGGTGAGAACCAAGGATCACGGTCATTATCTGTACGTACACACAACCCAGCAATGTCACCATTTAATGGTACCCAACGATAAAGATCAGCATATTTGTCGTACTGATATTTGTAACCACAATCCATCACCGCATAAGAAGATGTAATTGGCAAACCACTCGAAGTTAAAGAATTTCGATATGTAATAACTGCTGCGGATTCATTACCTGGATTGTTTACATTAGTCGCTTTAGTTGGCGAAACAAATGCCACGCAATCTTTACGAGACTCTGCAATATTGCTAACCACATACGTAGCAATAGTTGAGTTACCTGTACCAGTAACGCACAATGAAATATCAACAGACTCGGCATTCTTGAACAAATCCCATCCAGACGTAATCTGTGAAGTACCAATTGAACCGTTTGAGCCACCAGAAAATGAGAAGGTTAGATTGCCTGTAGTAGTTTTAAATGCGGAGGTATTTGCTATTGAACCCCATGCAGTACCAGAACCTAAGTTTGCAGAAGCAGGGTGTGCTAACCAATGTACATATTGTGACTGAGCAGCAATAACATTCTTGTAATAGTTTGAATTACCAGAATCATCTTTTGCATCAGATGCTTTAGAAACAAAAGGATATTTTTCTAGAATTGTACCTGCGGTACCAGTAAAGAGGCCATCTTCATCAATAACTACGATATGAAGTTCATCATTTGCATTAGCATTACCTCTACTTGCAACATATGCCGATGTGTTTGGAGTTGCAGTAAACTGAGATGCGTATGTCCATCCAGCGTAAGAGCCACCATCTGCTACAGAGATTTTGAGTGTATTGCCCAATGAGCCGGGACAACGAGCAGCCCACCCATTTTGTGTGCCGTCTGCATTGCCTTGTTGATTTGCAGTCCAATCATCAAGGTTTCTAATTAAAATGCCGGTGCCAGTATTTGCTGTTGCATTATTTGAGCCACCTGCTCCTGTCTGTACTGCACGAACTATTTTTAGATTGTTTCCGTATGCTAGAAAGTTTGCTGCTGAGAACCAATATTCATAATTATTTTCATCTGGTTTACCAAATTTATTTACCAGACTAACTTCGTCTGATACTGTGGTAACTTCACTGCATGGTCCCCAAGCAAAAGGTCCTACAAATGCACCTGTAGAAGTTGCAACCGAAGGAATAACTGTGGTCAGATCGATTTCTGATACATTTACGCCCGCTGATAATTGAAATGCCATTGGATTTCTCCTTTAATTGTTGGGTCAATTGTCTTTGATAGTCTATTTAGTTTTTTATAATCTTGACATTGGATAACCACGCTTTTCAGCAAAGTGCCAACGGTCCTCACCATCATCTTCGACCTCTTCTTGGAGACCGTTTTCTATAAATCCAAACGGTGTCATAGTCTCATCAATCAACATATTTTGTTCGTTCAGCATCATCTTACGGATGTCAATATTGGTAGAGTCCTTGAAGAACGACTGTGCCGTCAACCAAGAAAACAATACCAATCCCATCACAATATCATCGTTACTGCCTTCTTCTGCTGCATATGAATCTCTTACTCTGACAAAGGTATTCATCTCATTGATTGTATCAAAGTCATTAATGATCAACTTGTCATTCTCTACCAGAGTCTTTAAGTTGGCACAACCAATCTTCTTAACCGACTTGGTTGTCTTGATACCAAATGAAGTTGACCTTTTAAATCCTGATGAGATGGACTGTCCTTTGATATGGTGCTGTTCTGTTTTATAAATGTTCTCATACTCTAGGTCATAGTGTAGAATGTCTACCACTTGCTGACCAATGTTGTTAGTTTCTACCAGTACAAATGCTTCATTGTATCGTTTAGCAATTGAATAGATGACTGTTGGAAAGAACAATAGTGGTAGTCTATTATTACGATATCTGGCAACTTGTTTGTATGGCGCTTGTGTTGCATCAAGAACATTGATTGTAGAATAATCTAAGTTTACACCCTCTGAACAATCTACTGTAGCAATGTAAAGATGTCCTGGAATTGGTTCTTCATAGATGTGAAAATTCTCTTCCATTCTCATTGGTTCATGGAATGCTAGTGAACGTAATTTTGCACCTGAAATAAGTGTTGCCGATGAACCAATAAACTCGGTTTCAAACTCTTGTCGAAACTGTTCTTCAGAAGTGTTTCGTATTGTTTCTTCTTTCCACTGAACATCTCTGCCTGGAACTTGTGACCAGTGAACTTCAAGTGTCTTATATGTCGAACGTTTTTCAATGGCATCTGTCCACATCTTGTAGAATAGATTCAATCCATTAGGAGTTGAAACGATAATTACTTTAGAGGTTTGTCCAGAAGAGATAACAGGATACGTTGATGTAAAGAACTCAACTGCCATGTTGTGTGGAACGAAAGCAAACTCATCAAGAAAGATTAAGTTGTATGTACCACCACGAACACCTGCGGATGATGTGGCATACGCAAATATTTTAGAACCGTTCTCTAACTCTAACGAACCTTTGTTCCATGTCATGATGCCTTGCTGCAACCAAGCAGGAAGATATTCATATGCTTTTTGAATACGACTTAGAATGTCACGTGCCAACTGACCTTTGTTGGCAAGAATACCAATGGTATACTCTTCATTGAAGATTGCTGCCCAAAGCATATAGCCCACAGTGGTGGTTGTCTTACCAACCTGTCGGGGCATCTTTGCAATAGTGAATCGATTCTCATGAAAGGTACGTACCATGTCCTCTTGAAAATCCCACATGTCGAATGTGATAAGACCACGGTCAACGTTGACAATCTTAACGTAAGTTTTAATAAAGTATACAGGATCATCTGCACACTTTGCGATTTCTAATACTTGTTCTTCAGTATAGGATAGTTCAGTGCCTATTCTTTTTAATCGGGCATTACCAAGGTATCCGTCATCCATTTTATTTAATGATGCTTCTCAACATCCATCCATGTTTTTGGTGTGCATCTAAAATGTCTTGTAAAAAATTACCTACAGCAGGTTCGTTAGCACCATCGGCAG